CCCTCGTTTACACACAAGTAACCTTGAGGATCTACTTCTAGCCCTAAGGTATTCGCATCGGTTCCCACATAAATTTGAGCTTTTCCAACATTGTCAGCACCATCACGAGCAAATATCAAACCTCCAAGCCCTTGACGACCTCCGGTTGCATCATCCTCTAAAAAGGCAAAGAATCCCGTTCCAAAACCATCGGCCGCATCCCCTGTGGAACGCCCAACCAAAGCAATGGCAGAATTTACTCCCGTGGTATTATTCGTCTCTCTTACAAAGAGGGCTGCATTAGACCCCAGATCCCCAACAACATTTAATCGGAAATCTCTATCATCAACGGGTGTATTTATAGAAACATAACCCGTACTGGCGTCGAAAATAGCACCGAGAGAACCGTTTCTGTTCCAGATTAAGTCCCCACCACTGTTTGATTGTGGGTTTATTGTAGTAAGACCGTTTTGCCGGACGTTGAGCAAAACAGTGTTTCCATCTTCGCCACCCTGTAAATTAACCTGACCAAAGTCGTCAGCTCCATCTGTAGACCATGTGATACCACCGATAAACTTAAGACCGCTAGTATTATCCTCTACACCAGCAAACATTCCTACACCGAAATTTGTGGTGCTCATATTACCGCTTGTGTTTGCGATGATATTTACAGCAGATTGGAACCCGGTGGTATTTGTAGTATTTCTGGTAGCTTGGAGCGCTTGGACGTTTGTTTCGGATTCAATGGTCAGTCTTGCATTAGGATTGGATATTCCCAGCCCAAGCCTTCCATTTGTCGCATCAAACCTAACAGCCTCGCCAGACTGATCGTACCAAATCAAATCACCAGAGGCGCTTTGTTGTTGGTTAACCTCAATACTTAAATCAGAATTGAATTTCATTGCTGTATTAGCGCCTGGAGACACGTTTCCCATATCGATATAAAAAGAGGTTGGGTCATCCCCGTCCACAGCTAAACTAACTACACCAACATTGTTATTTCTCATAAAAATAACTGTGTCATCAGTTCCGTTATCATCAAGATCCCCGCTAAGGTCTAGAAGTGCCTGTCTACCGGAGTATACTTGTAAATTAGTTAGATCACTTAGTGAGGAAGCTTGGAATAAACCCGTACCACCTCGAAACGTGACTGTACCTGAAGAGGTAACATCCATGAAAGTACTCGCATTATTTCTGAAAAACACCGTTCCGGTATCATCAATAAAAGCGGCGTACCCGTTACTAAGGTTTGAATTAAAAGTCTCGTTTCCGAACCTGAATATCCAAGGAGAACCGTCATCGACTAGAACATCTAGCATACTATCCAAAGACATCCCATCGTCAATCATGGTTAATACGCCCGTGTTTGTTTCAGTTCTTATTCCAATAGACCCTGATACAGCTTCCCCAAACAAACCAATAGCTCCGTCACGATTCCATCTTAAGTCTCCAATATCTGTTGACCCAGGGTTTAAGCGAACGACACCATTGGAATTTATTGACAAACCTTCTTCAGTACCGTTGGTTCCAGCCCTAAGTCTTAAAATCCCCTCATTGTTTGCGCCCTCTCTTTCGACAAGAATCGATCCGATATAGTCAATACCTCCACCCCCAGAGTCATCAATTCCAAAATATATCCCTGTCCCGAATGTACTAGCAGCCACCCCCTGAGAAACTGATATTACTTCCAGGGGGGTGGATGCTCCCGTAGTTGAAGCTGTTGTTATGGTGAATTGACAAACACCAGTTGAGGCATTAAGCCTAAATCCCTCTGCGGTATTATTATTCCAAATAAAATCAGCGGTTCCACTATTTGAAGAGTTCCAAGTGATTGCACCGGTTCCGCTATTGTAAGATGAGTTCATCCCACCGAAAGTAGAACCGTCCACGCGGAACTGAACCTGTCCATCAGATCCACCGGGAGATCCGCCTCCTCCACCTAGGAAACTGGAAACATCAACTTTCTTTTTATTATTGGAATCCGCTGAGTCTTCGATGATGACCCAGTCTCCAGATACAGGAGTTACTTTTTCGGTTAGTCCGTTTATTTCACCAGCAATATTAGTATGAATTGCGGAAGTATCAACTCCCGCTGGATTCACATAACTCCATACACCGGCAGCTTCTTGGCGAACCAAATAGTTTAAAGTTCCTGCCACGGTCGGGAGGAATATTGTACTGTTATTTAAAACACCACTTCCATCGATTCCCCAAGCGGTCGTCGCCATAGCTTGTTCATTTCCTACAACTCCACCGCTAGTTTGAGGAATCCTATTTGCTGCCAGTGTTGCCATATTACTTCTCCATTATAAACAGAGATATAATCTTATAGTCGTTACCAGTAATATCATCTGGAACGTCTTCAAAATTTATCCCGTATAATTCAATTTCATTTTCTTCTTTCAGGAATGCTTTTGTTTCTTTGATCTTTTCAGTAATCTCTACTTTATCTTCAGAACTTAATTCCGATTCTTTCAAAGAGGCTATAAGCTGATCATTGGTCATTTTCTTCTGATCTTCTGTCAATTTCGAAAGCAGATCGTCAGAAAGAGTAATAGCTTTCAAAATAGGGTCATATTCTGCCTTTAATTTTGTGCGACTCTTATCCAGGGCATAAGCGAACTTAACACCCTTATAAGAACCCAAAGAGGGAGAATGTAAACCAGTGTAGAGGTCCAGAACTTCTAAATTTGATAATTTTTTTTTCATTTTTTGTACTCCTGTGGTGATTAGGTTTGTGTTACTCTGATCCTTGTGGGATCAAAAACTGCGATTTGACGAGGGTTGATGGGGAGATTCTGATCTTGCCCCCAATCCCCGATATTGTACTGTTGAGTTATGATCTGGAAGATATCATTCTCCAAATCCAAAGTAGTATCGTTATTTACTGGAATATCAGATGGTGTGGCTGTGGGTCCTGTTACCAATGAATATTGATTGGCGTCCACATTGTATGCCCACATAATCCTTTCTACTCCTAAAGTGAAAAAGGCAGATGTGTCAATCAGCTGATTAGTATTGACCCCATCCGTGGTTCCGGCAGCAACAATTGAAATATCCGTAGGATCTCCTACTCCTCCAGGACCCCCGGAAACCGCCAATCTCGCTCCGGTATTGAATTGGTCAACAGAAGAAACGCCGGGTACTGAGAAAACAGCCTGATAAAGCCTTTGAATAATTACATCCAATCCAGCCTCAGCATCGGCATTTCCGAGCTCTGCAACAGCGGTTTTAATACGATCTTCTCCATCTGGAGGGAAAATCTCTTCATCATAAAGTGAATAGAAAATGTCCAAATAGATGAAAACTTGTTCGGTGAATGAGAAATTCATCACCTGGATTTGACCCTGGGAATCCGTATGATTTCCGGATTGATTTCCGAAAGTCTGAATCCCTGCGGGTTTTACGGTAAAAATCTCGGTTGCAATCTGGTCTTTAGCTGCAGGACTCTCATCGCTTGAAGAGAGAATCGCCTCAAATGAATGAGGTGGTAATCCCTGCGCATCGGTTACGCTAGTTCTATTCTCTAGAACGGTCGCGGCGCTCACGAATGAGAGGTCATCAACCAAACGAGATTCAATGGCGGGAACCGTAGCGGCCCCGGCGATTTGAGTGCTATTCGATATCCTAGTCCTGAAATCCTCATCGGTTTCGGTTTCGGTTCCGATTGTTCCTTGAACCACATTATCCACCGAATCAAGGCCTGTGACAGCGTTCACGATAGAATCAATCGAACTGGCAGGAACAGCAATCTCACCGGTATTTGAAGCCCGTACTGAACCTTCTGTTCCATAAGAATCTACTGTGACATTTGTTTCATTCGCAATTGTGAAAGTCGTTTGAAGACCATCCAGATTGTCATTTCTCTGAATCGTGAGGGTACTATTAGCGACGGTGGTTTTATAATTCCCCAAACCATCGACCGCCAGGGCAAGACCGTTTAAAATTGACTCTTCTGTGGCACCAGCTCCGCTCAAATAGGAAATGGGATTCACTACCCCATCATCCAAATCAAAAGAATATGTCGTGGCATCGGCTACTACATCCAAGGACATAATTACGCGAGCCGCATTTGCGGTATCTATCGTGGTGTCGGTTCCCCCGTTATCTAGAACGAATTGCTGACCCGCTCCGGATTGTTCGAAAATATTACCCTCTGGAATTACGGTCCCTGGAGTTCCGAACATCATTAGGAATGAAGTAGAGTTTGTGGCCGCTTGCCGGGTAAGCCCTACAATTGAGGCAACGGCATCCAAATTCACCCCTTGGGCACTGGGGAGATAGAAGGCAAGCCAAACTTGCTCGGCCAAGTCCCAAATCAACGCTTCCCGCTCGGCGAGAACATCAATAATCTGTCCAAACGTGGATTCTGGGCTGGTGTCAATTGGCCCTAAAGACTCGGTTAATTGAGCCTGAATCTCCGATCTGATATCGGATAATTTCTTCTTTGTAAAGCCGTCAGGTCCAAGTCCAAATGCCATTTTTTCCTCTATTCGAATATAGTTTCTGAGAACTCTACTATGCCAAAAATCGTGTTCACCTTAAAAGTCAGATTTGCCGTCCGATCATTGTTCAATTGGAAGTCAAACTCTAGGATCTCATTCACTCCCTCGGTCTCTAAGATCCGAGCTTTGAAAATATTCTCAATGTTGGGGAGGTTGGGGTTCTTCACCAAAACATCCTGGTAAAGAGGCGTTCCTGCCTGGGTATCCAAAAACCATTCTCCTTGTGAAAAGGAGAGTCTGATCTGGAGGGATTGGCGGATATAATCGGATTTTTCAGCTAATTGGAGATCAAGATCCTGAATCAGCAAATCCTTTGTGTCGAGGTCTAAAGCTAAATCAATCATTTCGCACTCGTTTTACTGGTTACGGCTGAATTTGGTATCTCATCAGCGAAAGTGTTAGTAATGCTCCCTCCAGTTGGGGGGATTAATACAAGACTGGAACCTGTTAAAGCAGATGGGCTGGAAGTTGTTCCAGACTGTGCCGTAGCAGTTCCCGCTGTAATTACATTGTGAACATGGTTATCAAATATGCTTCTAAATTCTTCATTGATTAATTTCTTGAGTTCGCTCCCACCTATTTCAATATCACCATTTGCTTTTAAGGTTATTTTCTCTTTGTCATTGGCGATGACGAAATCCTCATTGTTCTGGGCAAAATTGTTTACGTTGAACGACGTAAGTCCAGGTATTGCAATAGCATCTGACAAATCAAATTTCCGGGTATCCTGCGGATCTACATCCTGGCCCGAACTCAGCCATTTCTCAAGGCTCCGCTGCGAAAATACGATCAGGACGGAATCCCCTTTCCGGAGTGGAAAGTGGATTCCATAATTCTGGGTGCCCGGGAA